AGAAACTGCGGTTGTTCTTGCAAAACATAAGAGATATACAATGTTTGATATCTCTAGACTTGAAACAAGAATCAAGAATATTGAATTCTACACTCAACTTTCACTTCTTGAAACAGACACTGCCAATCTGAATATCAGAGACGCGGTAACAGGTCTTGATAGATTTAAGTCTGGTTTCTTCGTTGATAACTTCAGAGGTCACTCTTCACATAACATCCAACATCCAAACTTTAGAGCCTCCATCGATAAGGCACAAGGTCAACTCAGACCTATGCACTATACTCATGGAATTGATCTTCTCCTTGGATCGGAACAGGTAATCGGTATTGGAACCACCGCAAATCCAAATGCTGACCTTACACAGGTAGCCGATCTTCAATCAAATGCTCTCAGAAGAACTGGAGACGTAGTAACTCTTAACTACTCCGAATCTGAGTTTATTAAACAAAGATTTGCCACCAGAACCGAGAACGTAAACCCATTCGCAGTTATTAATTGGGTTGGTGTTGCACAACTGAATCCAACAAGTGATGTTTGGGTTGAGGAAAAACGTCTTGACGTTAATAACATCACTCTCGAAGGTGGATATCAGGCGTTCATGGAAGCCTTTGCAGTAGATCCTAATACTGGATTGGCTCCAATTGATTGGGGTTCATGGGAAGAGGAGTGGAGTTCCATTGACACAAGTAATAGAGAACTTTCAAGAGAACTTCAGTCATCCGAAGTTGTAAGTGAAACTGGTTGGAGACGTGGACGCACCGCTGGTGGTCAACAGTTACCAACACAAAGCGCCGGCCTCATTTCGAGGACCAGAAATATTAATATGCAGGATAATTTCCTGGTTAATAATGAACTTACAATTAGTGTTGATCGTGGACTTACAAGATCTGGTATTCAACTGCAAGCCAGTGAGAGAATTGATACTCAGTCACTTGGAACAAGACTGATCAGTAGAGAACTTATTCCATATCTGAGATCTAGAAACATTGAGTTTGTATCAAACAGAATTAAGCCAAGAACACGTTTCTATGTCTTCTTCGAAGATCAAGACGTAACTCAGTATGTAACACCAAAACTTCTTGAAATCTCAATGCTTCAAGGTGTATTCCAAGTTGGTGAAACTGTCAAGGGAACCATGCCTCTTGGTACGGTTGATGGAACAAATGCGGAGATCACGTTCAGAGTTGCACAGGCAAACCACAAGTATGGTGCTTACAATTCACCAACGATCATCTATGATGTAAACCCATATTCTGACACGGTTGGTCTCAGTTCAACTTACTCTGCAACCAGCACGGTTCTAAACGTTGATACGGCTTCTCTGCAACAAGAAGTTCTTGGAACATTTACTGGTTATGTTGCGACAAACATGAGACTTGTTGGACAAACAAGTGGTGCTGAAGCAACTGTAAACAATCTGAGATTGATCAGTGATGAAAAGGGTGCTTTGATCGGAACTCTGTTCATTCCTAATTCAACACTCCCAACAACTCCACAATTTACAACTGGCACTAAGACCTTCAGAGTTACAAGTAGTCCAGTTAACTCACTGAGCCCTGCAGATAATCCATCTACCGCAGAAACTTCTTTCCGCGCAGAAGGTGCTCTTGATACAACCCAAACTGATGTTGTTGGAATTAGAAACGTTGATATTCAGAGAGAAACCGTTTCCGACAGCACTGTAACTAATCAAACTGTCACCAGAACAGTTCAAACTCAAGCCTTTGAAGAAAGAACTGTTTCACAAAACCAATGGTATGATCCTCTTGCAGAATCATTTGAAGTTGTCGATGACAATGGGGTATTTGTTTCTTCTTGTGATATCTTCTTCCAGTCGAAGGATACAAGTATTCCTGTAACTCTACAGATCAGAACAATGCAAACTGGTCTGCCTACAAATACCATCGTTCCTTTCGGTGAAGTTGTTTACGAACCATCTCAGATTAATGTTTCTGAAGATGGCACGGTAGCTACAAGATTTACCTTCCCATCTCCCGTTTATCTGGCTGGTAAGAAAGAATATGCACTTGTTCTTCTTTCTGCATCCAATAGTTATAGAGTTTACATCTCTAGAATGGGTGAAGAAGATCTGACAACTGTCAATCTTGCTGAAAGTGAGAGAACAATTGTTTCTCAACAACCATACATGGGTTCACTGTTCAAATCACAAAATGGATCAACTTGGGATCCAAGCCAACTTGAAGATCTTAAGTTTACACTCTACAAGTGTGCATTCGTTCCTGGTCCTGGAACACTGAAACTTTACAACCCAGAACTTGGCGTTGGTAAGTTTGAAACTGCCGCACTAAGACCACAACCTCTTGAGTTCTACTCCCATGAAATCAATGTTGGATTTGGTAGTACTGTAGTTACAAGAGACTTTAGTGTTGGATCTAAGTTTACTCAGGTAAGTAACAGAACGGCTGAAGGAAACTTGGTCAAGTCTCTTGGTGCGATTAAGATTAACACCAGTGCAATTGAAGCTGGTGGAATTACAACCAACAGAGTTGGAACTGGTCTGACGCCTTCTGCATCTAACTTTACATACACTGGTATTGCTCTAACGAGTATCACTGGTGATGGATCTGGTGCAGTTGCAAATATTCAAGTTACCAGTGGTTCTATTGGTGTTGTGACTGTAACTAGTGGTGGATCTGGATATGCTGTTGGTGATGTTCTGGGATGTGCCCTTGGTGAAACTGGAACTGGAACCAGATTTAATGTTGGTATTATTTCTGCAACAAATAGCATCATTCTTGATAAGGTTCAGGGAGAATTTAACACTTCTTCAGAACTGATGACGGTGAATGCAGTTGGTGTTGCATCAACATTACCTGGTTCACAACCTTCGGCCATCAATAACACAGAAACTTATAAGGATGGTCTGCATGTTAAGGTCAATCACAGAAACCATGGTATGCACGCCAGAAACAACAGAGTTACAATCTCTGGTGTAACTGGAGTAACAACCACAACTACAGTATCTGCACAGTATTCGAACACATCAACCGCAGATCTGAGTGTTGGATCTGTATCAGTATTCTCTAGTTTTGAGAATATCGGGGTTTCATCTACAAACCCAGGTTATGTGAAGATCAACAATGAAATTCTCTCATACACTGGAGTAAATGCATCTGACACACCTCAGTTACTCACTGGTGTTTCTAGAGGAATTGATGATACAGTTGCAGAAACCCATAGAGTTGGTGACATCGTTCAGAAGTATGAAGCTTCTGGGGTTTCTCTGAGAAGAATTAACAAGACGCATTCGTTTGCTGATGTTAATAATTCCAATGAAATCACTCTTGATAGTTACTTCATTAAAGTTGATACAACTTCTAGTGGTATTGGAACAGTTAGAGATGGAACAAATAGTTTCCGTAAGTTAAAGATTGCAGAGACTGAAATTGCGGGTGGTTCTAGAGCCAAAGCAACTCAAAACATTCAATTTGAAGCAGTAACACCTCTCGTAGAGTTCTTAACACCAAGAGACACTTCTCTGAGTGGAAGAGTTAGAACAGTTTCTGGAACAAGTGTTAATGGAAGTGAGACCTCATTCCAAGATCAAGGATTTGAGAATGTAAGCCTTAATGGTGCAAACTACTTTACTTCACCTAGAATTGTTGCTTCTAAGATTAATGAACAAAATCAACTAACCTCTCTGCCTGGTAGCAAGTCCTTTACTATGGAATTGGTCTTCAATACTGAAGATCAAAACGTTTCTCCTGTTATTGATGTTGACAGACTTGCTGTTATCACAACAACAAACAGACTTGACCAAAGAATTACCAACTATCCAGATGATGATAGAGTAAATCAAAGATTTGGTGATCCAAATGCTGCGGTTTACATCACTAAGAGAGTAAATCTTGAAAATCCAGCTACATTCCTGCAAGTTAAGTTTGCGGGTTATCGCCATCCTTCAAGTGATTTCAGAGTTCTTTATCGTCTGTTCAGAGCTGACACACTCTCACAAGAAGCTCAGTTTGAATTGTTCCCAGGTTATGACAATATGACCGATACAACTGGTGATGGATTTGGAGATCAAGTTATTGATCCAAAACTGAACAATGGTAGACCAGATAGACTTGTACCCGCTTCGATCAATCAAGATGATTTCCGCGACTATCAGTTTACTGCAAGTAATCTGCCAGAGTTTGTTGGGTTTGAAATCAAAGTTATCATGACTGGTACAAATCAGGCTTACGCTCCAAGACTTAGAGACTTTAGAGCAATTGCATTCGCATAATGGAGTTTAAAAAAGTTGAAGGACATTCGGATCTTATTAGAGATCTAGAGACCAATGCAGTGATTAATACCAATAAAACTGCATATCAAGATTATCTCAAAATGAGAGAAAAAAAACTCAACGAGAAACAGAGACTTGATAAACTAGAAAATGAAGTGGGTGAAATCAAATCTCTTCTCCAAAAGTTGGTTGATAAACTCTAATTATAAATACATCTAGACGAACACTATCTAAAGAATGGCTGTATATGTTGTCAATTTGGTGATCGATCAAGGTGTCGATTTTACCCAGACATTTAATTTAGAAAACAGCTCAACCAATGCTGCTTCTAATTTGACTGGATATACAGGTGCATCCCAACTTCGTAAACATTCCTCCAGTAGTAAATCATATGCATTTACTTTGACTTTTCCTGATAGAACAAATGGTGCTGTTAAACTTACCATGACAGACATCCAAACTAAAAGGATAAAGCCTGGACGTTACATTTATGACATTATACTGACCGATAGCAATGGTTTGAAAGAACGAGTTGTAGAGGGGTCAGTATTGGTTAGAGAAGGAGCGACTAGGGAGTAACTAGATGCCTGACATTAAGGTTCGTATTGGACAACAATCTGCAATTAAGGTTGCAACAACTGCCACTGGTGCATCTGGTGGAACTTTAGCTGGTTTGAGTGACACCGATGTTAGTTCGGTTGCAAATGGTTCTGTATTGGTTTATGACGCAAATACTTCTGCTTGGGTTGCTACAAACACCCTGACCCCAGGCAACACAAAAAACTTAGACGTTAACGGAGGATCATTCTAATGGCCAGTAAGATTAGGATCTTTAGATCTACTGGTGCGACTGCTCCAAGTTCTCTTGAGTATGGAGAACTTGCGGTAACAGTTGAACAGGGTACTGCAGGAACCTCTGCAAACAAAGCGGGTCGCTTGTTTGTTGGTAACGCATCGGGCAATCCAGTTGAGATTGGTGGAGAATATACCTACAAACTCATGGATCACCCCCATGGGGAACTTATTAATTCGTCCGTTGCAATTGTTGATAGCAATGGTCAAATTAATGGGTGGAGCGTCGCTGGCATCCTTACCGCAACTAGGGCTTCCATTACAGATATCAACGTATCTGGTGCATCAACCGTTGGTGTTCTCACTGTAACCAATGATGTAAACATTGGCGGAGCTCTCTATATTCAGGGAAATCAGGTTCTTGCTGAGGGTGGTTCAAGTACATTTAGTAATCTTAAGGTAACTGGTATTACCACTCTTGGTGATGCTGCAACAGATGTTATTGATATTAATGGTAGAACTGATTTTGCAACTGATGTCACCTTTGATACCAACATTATTGTAGCTGGTATTTCTACCTTTACTGGAGCTATTGATGGTAATGGTGGAGCGAATATCAGCGGTGGCGAAACAGTTCTTTCTTCTGCCACAGTAAGTGATCTCACAGATAATAGAGTTGTTTTTGCTGGCACTGGAGGTATTTTAGAAGACAATCTTAATTTCACTTATGATGGAAACGATCTTAGTGTAAATTCAGCAAAAATTACTGATCTTACCTCAGGCAGAGTTGTTCTTGCTGGAACTGGAGGTGCTGTTGAGGATAGTGGTAATTTAACATTTGGTGCTCCTGGTTTAGTAGTTGGTGCTGGTGGACTTAACGTTACTGGGGTATCAACATTTAACAACAATGTTGACTTCAGCGGAACGATTGATGTTGATGGTCAAGCCATCTTCGACGATGTAACAGTTTCTGCCGCTGCAACATTCACAGGCGCCGTTGATATGAATGGTGGTCTGGATGTTTCTGGTGGAGAGACCGTTCTTTCATCTGCAACTGTTAGTGACCTTACTTCAGGACGTGTAGTTCTTGCTGGTGCTTCTGGAGCTCTTGAAGATAGTGGTAATTTAACATTTGGTGCTCCTGGTTTAGTAGTTGGTGCTGGTGGACTTAACGTTACTGGTGTTTCTACATTTAACAACAACGTTGATTTTGCTGGAACTATTGATGTAGATGGTCAAGCCATCTTTGATGACATCACGGTTTCTGCTGCTGCAACAGTTAGTGGTGCTACACAACTTATTGGTACTCTTACACTTGGTAGTGGTGGAACTAAGTATACCTTACCAACAGCAGATGGATCTGCAAATCAGGTTCTTACAACTAATGGTTCTGGAGTAGTTTCTTTCCAGGAATCATCTTCAACACTGGTAATTAGTGCTGGTGCGGCTACAACAGATCCTGTAAATCTTCTTACCGATGTTTTAACTGTTGCAGCAACTAATAACGAAACTAAAACAACATTAACAGATAACACAATTACTGTTGGTCTTGCTACCGACATTGTTGTTGGTGGTGGAATGACCATTACCAATAATCTTCTTGTTCTTGGTAATTTAACCGTTGAAGGAACAGAAACAATCATCAACGTCGAAAGACTTGATGTCCAAGACAAGACTATCGGTGTTGCGTCAACATCAACTGCATCAAATACAACCGCTAATGGTGGTGGTTTCTTTGTTCATGCAGGTAGTGATGGTGACAAAACTATCTTCTGGAACTTAACTGAAAATGGTTTTGAGGTAAATCAAGATTGGTTGCCAGAGACTGACGGATCTTTTGATCTGGGTAATACCAACAGAGAATGGCAAAATCTGTTTGTTGATGGTCTTGCAGAACTCGATGATGTCAATGTATCTGCAGCCGCAACAATAAATACCCTAAATGTAACAGGTACAGGTACAATCGCAACCGCCGATATTAACGGTGGTAATATCGATGGAACCACAATTGGTGCTGCATCATCTGCGGTTGGTACGTTTACTACACTTAACGCTGGAAACATTGTAACGGGTGGACGTGTTACCACTGGCGACTTAACATCATCAAACCTAATCGTTTCTGGTGTTACAACTACCACTGGATTACTTGATGTAAATGGTGGTTCCAATGTTTCTGGTGGTGCTGGTTTAGTTGTTAGTGCTGATGGTCTTAACGTAACTGGTGTATCAACATTTAACAATAATGTTGACTTCAGCGGAACGATTGATGTTGATGGTCAAGCCATCTTTGATGATGTTACGGTTTCTGCTGCTGCAACAATCACTACTGTTGATATCAACGGTGGTGCAATTGATGGAACAGTAATTGGTGCTGCATCATCTGCGGCTGCAACACTTACAACCGTTAATTACACATCACTGACTGGTGGTGCAATTAGTGCTGTTGGAAGTCGCATCGATGCGGGTGACGTTACTTTCACAAATCTGAGAGTAACTGGTGTCTCTACTGTTGCATCCCTGTTCCTCTCTGCAGGAACAAACACTAATGGTGCTGCGTACTTTGATGCCAACGGACAGTTGCAATCAACGGCAACACCTTCAGCTGGAATTCAAACTTCCAACTTTATTTTGACAACGAACGCTTCTGGCGTTCCTTCATGGACGGATACTATTGACTGTGGACAATTCTAATATTGATGCGAATGTTGTTATCGAACTCGCACTTAACAAACTAATTGAATTACAAAAACAAGTAATCTTGACGGAGGCAAAATACATAAGTCTTCGTCAAGATTATGTTCGACTTCAAAATGAACATGAGAAATTAAAAGAAAAATCTGATGAGTGGAGTGCCCCAACTACCACTAGAAAATCGACCACTAAATAGTAGGAAGCTAGTTGTATATTCATGGCAAAACCTAGCAGTAGACAAGAACTCATCGATTATTGCCTAAGACAGCTAGGTGAGCCTGTTTTGGAAATTAACGTTGACGATGATCAAATTGATGATCTTGTCGATGATGCAATTCAGTATTTCCAAGAGAGACACTTTGATGGTGTTGAGAGAATGTATCTCAAACACCAGATTAATCAGGATGATATTGACGAAGCTAGAAGTAATACTGTATCAACTGTTGGTTTCTCTTCCCAAGTTTTTAATGGTGAGAGATCTTCTGTTGTAAGTCTTAGTGCAGATAATATTACTATTGCCAATCATGGTTTAACTACTGGGTCTCCTGTTTACTATAGTTTTGCAGGAGCTGGACACACATCCATCGGTATTGTAACGACTTCTGTTGCAGGTGTTGGTACTACGTCATTCCTTGGTATATCAACCACTAGTGTTCAATACTATGCGATTGCAGATAACAGAAATCAAATTAGACTTGCAACAAGTAAGTCAAATGCCTCTAGTGGTATTGCAGTAACGTTCAGCACCGTTGGTGTTGGATCAACTCACTACATTACAACAAGAACCGAATTTACTGAGGCAAGAAACTATATTGAAATTCCAGATCACGTTATTGGGATCAACGGTATCTTCAGGTTTGATGATAATACCATTACTCAAAACATGTTCAGTATTTCTTATCAGATCTTCCTGAATGATGTTTATAACTTTAGCTCCATTGAGATGTTGACATACTCAATGACTAAAGAGTATTTGGAAACAATTCAATTCCTCATAAGCCCAGACAAGAAAATTAGATATAACAAACGCGGAAATAGGTTGTATCTTGATCTTGATTGGAAGGGTGTTGCATCAAACGAATATATTGTAATTGATTGTTTCCGTGTTCTGGATCCATCAGAGAATGAAAGAGTTTATAACGATAGCTTCCTGAAAAAATATCTCACTGCACTGATCAAGAAACAGTGGGGTGCAAACATGAGTAAGTATACAGGTGTAAAACTCCCAGGTGGAATTGAACTCAATGGTCGTCAAATTTATGAAGATGCACTGAGAGAGCTTGCAGAAATTCAACAAAGAATGACCTTTGATTATGAACTTCCTCCTCTTGACATGATCGGCTAATGGCTTTAAATCCGTTCTTCCTACAAGGTTCTCCTGGAGAACAAAGATTAGTCCAAGACCTCATCAACGAACAGTTGCGGATGTATGGGGTTGATATTTATTACATGCCTAGAAAGTTTCTGGGTACAAAAACGGTCATCAAAGAAAATCTCCTTGCAAAATTTGATGATAACTTTGTAATTGAAGCTTATATTCAAAACTATGAAGGTTTCCAAGGATCTGGAGACCTGATGACTAAGTTCGGTATCAGAACTACGGATGAACTTACTCTGGTCATTTCAAAAGAGAGGTATGAAGACTTTGTAACTCCTTTCTATGCAGCTAATCCAACTGAAGAGTTACTGGTAACAAGACCAAAAGAGGGAGATTTAATTTACTTCCCACTCTCCGATAGTTTGTTTGAGGTTAAGTTTGTAGAACATGAAAATCCATTCTATCAACTTGGTAAACTCTACATGTATCAACTCACATGTGAGTTGTTTGAATATGAAGATGAAGTTATTGATACTGGTGTAGAAGAAATTGATGATAATGTAGAAGATAAGGGTTATATTGCGACATTAACTTTGGCTGGAATTGGTCAAACAGCTACCGCAACTGCTGACCTTCGTAATGGTGCTGTTAATCAAGTCATTCTAATTAATGACGGATATGGTTATACGAGCGCACCTGTTGTTTCGATTTCAACCTCACCAAATGGTGGGGCCACGGCTAACGCAACTGCTGTGGCTATCACCACCAGTAACACAGGATCTGGATCCACAACATTCTCGGTAAAACAGGTTCTGATTACCAATCCTGGTTTTGGCTATACACAACCCCCAACAATCACTTTCAGTGGTGCTGGCGGGTCTGGGGCGAGTGCCAGAACAGGTATTGGAACCACAGGTGTTGTTTACATTTCTAGTATTCAAAATGCTGGTGCTCAATATGCAACTGCCCCAGTTGTATCAATTTCAACATCTCCATCTGGACTTTCAACAGCAAATGCAACAGCTGTTGCTGTTGTAAGTGCTGGAGGAACTATATCTGCAATTAGATTTACTAACGCTGGATTTGGTTATACTCAGGCACCAACTGTTACGATTGCAGCTCCATCTGCTGGTGGTTCTGGAGTTGGAACTGGAAACTTTGTTCTTAATGAAGTTATTACTGGAGAAAGCTCTCTGTCCACTGCCCGTGTTAAGTCTTGGGATAGAGATACTAGAATTCTCAAGATTTCCAATCTCGCAGGAAACTTTGCACTTGGTGAAATTATCGTTGGAAGTGCAACAACGAACACCGATCCTGGTATTGGGACTACAGGAAGATACGCAGTTAAATCAATTCAATATGATGATCAATATGATACTTATGCAGAAAACATTGTTATTGAAAATGAGGCTGATGGTGGAATTCTTGACTTCACAGAGACCAATCCATTTGGTACTTTCTAAATAGTTAAAAAATACCATGGTTGGACAATACTTTTATCACGAGATCCTGAGAAAAACCGTTATTGGTTTTGGTACTCTGTTTAATCAAATTGAAATTCGTCACTCTGACAACAATGATAATGTCCAGAGTAAGATGAAAGTGCCATTGGCCTATGGTCCAATGCAAAAGTTTCTTGCTAAGATTGAACAACAACCAAATCTTCAGGGTAGACCTGCGATTACATTACCTCGCATGTCCTTTGAGATGACTGGTATCACATATGATTCAACCAGAAAAGCCTCAATCACACAAACATTCAAAACTTGCAATACTGGTGAGTTAGGGAACATCAAAAAGGTTTACATGCCTGTTCCTTACAATATTAATTTCCAGTTGAGTATTGCAACGAAATTGAATGATGATATGTTGCAAATTCTGGAACAAATTCTTCCATATTTCCAACCTGGATTGAATATTACTATTAATCTTGTTTCATCTATTGGTGAAAAAAGAGATGTTCCAATCATCCTTGAAAACATCAATATGACTGATGATTATGAAGGCAGCTTCGATAATCGTCGTGCAATGATTTCAACTTTGACATTTACAGCTAAATCATATCTGTTTGGTAAGATTGCAGATAACTCTGATGGTCTTATCAAGAGAGTTCAAGTTGATATGTTTGATGACACAAATAGAGTCACTGCAAAGAGAGTTCAGAGATATGCTGCAACTCCTAGAGCTATTAAGGACTATAATGATGACGCAACAACTGTCATCAATGAAGTCTTTACTGTAAATCAAACACAGATGTCAGTCAATGATTCCTCAGGACTTAGCGTTGACGATTACATTGTTATTGATAATGAAAACATGCAAGTCCGTTCCATCAGCGGAAACGATGTCACCGTTCATAGAGGAGTTGATGGAACAACCGTATCTGAACATACTGCTGGATCTGTTGTAAATCTCATCAGTGGAACTAGAACACCTGATCTGCCTCTAAGTGGTGACGATGCTCTAATTGTGGCTGGTGATGACTTTGGTTTTAATGAAATGACTTCATTCTACGAAGACTATAAGACCTATTCACCTTCACAGGGAACTGATGTTTAATTCTGAGGAACAACAATGGCGTTTGATGATATCGGGAAAGCACTTGACATTCTTAAAGATGACGGAGGCAGTGAGATTGCCCCTGTTAGCGGCGATGTACAAGTCCCAAGACAGCGAGAAGAAAAACCAGACCTGAAAAGAGACTACGAATACACAAGAGGTCAGTTGTATTCGTTGATCGAAAAAGGTCAAGAAGCCATTGATGGGATCATGGAGATCTCACAAGAACAAGGCTCTGCGAGAGCTTATGAAGTTACTGGGCAACTAATTAAGAGTGTGGCTGATGCCACGGATAAATTATTAGACCTACAGAAAAAAATGAGAGACATTGAGGATCCTAAAGAAAAAGGACCTAGTAATGTTACCAACGCACTT